AGTTCGTATAACGCTGTGTTTGGCGAACCATTAGGTTTAGTATACGAATTATTAAAAGTATATCTACAAGCAGCATAATCACGAATCGATTTCATATATGTAGAGGTGGTCTGAAAACCACCTCTTTTGTTGCCTAAGTGCTGTGATTAAAATTTACAATCAAAGAAATCTAAGTCGTCACTTTCTTTGAAATTTTTGTCAAGTATTCTTGCGTTTGTAAAGTCACAATTTTTCATCCTAGTTGCTAATTTCAAAACGTTAGTTATAATATTATTAAACGTACATCTTATAAAATAATTTCTTATAAATATAACGTTTTCGAAATGTGAGTTATTGAATTCGGAATCTTCAAATGTTACTAAGTCAAATCTCATATTGTTAAAGTAACAATCGTTAAACTTGCAATAACTTATAAGATGAGATCCATTTTCCACGATTGAACCATAGAAGTTGCAATTTTCGAATTCACAATGTGTAAATCCTTTTACAAACTTAGTGTAAATAAAGTCGCAGTTGATAAACTTTGTACTTATTAGTAAGCTGTAATTAATATATTTGCTTACGTTTTTTACTTTTTCGAAGTCAACTCTTGATAAGTCAACATTTTCTATTACAAAATCTTCTTCTATATCTTCTTCTTCAACAATAGCGTTTCTTACTTGAAATTCAATAAATTCCTCTGTTGTTAATATTTTCTTATTATCTATGCTTTCACCTTTTATTATCATATTTTACTCCTTTTCTTACTTTGTAACTATATTATACACGCTTATGCGTATATAGTCAAGTATTTTTTTTTATTTGTTTAATCTCTCGTTTATCCATTCTTGCACTAGCATTATGTCTTCTAATGTTGCAGTTTTTAGAACAAAATTTTTAGTAACGGATTTTTTATTGATGTAATTTTTCTTTTCTTTGTTCGCTTTGTCCCATTTAGCGTTTGCTCTTCTTTGTGCTTCTGTTGTTTTATACTTCAAAGCTTCCTCCTTATTTAAATTTTATTTCATTTACAACTTCTTTCACAATTTCGTTGTAATCTATTAGATCTTCTCTAGCAATTAACCTTGACAATGGAATTGAAAATTCTAGAATCATGTTGTCATAAAAATCTTCTAATGAAAATTTACTGTATATTTCTGAACCTTTTCTAAAATTCTTACAATTCTTTTTAAATTCACTATTTGAGAAAACCGGAATTGAGTTTTTGTTAATAAACCATTCTGCAATACTTCCGCTTTCATCTACTAAACTTTTTGGAACGTATATAGTTTTATATTCTTTTCTATCTTTAAAAGTTAGTTTATATGATTTTTCACTATAATCTTCTAAAAATCTCTTGTAATTTATATGATAATTAAAATTATCAACGTCTAAACTATTTATTGTTTTTTCATTTAATTTTTCTTTTATCCTATTTCCCAATTCTGTTTGCATTTCATTAAATTTTCTCATTTTCATTTTAATTACCCCTTTTGTTTCTTTCTTACTTTGTAACTATATTATACACGCTTATGCGTATATAGTCAAGCCTTTTTAAAAAAAATCTTCAAAATAATTTCAACTTATTACAAAAATTACACAAATTCAATCTATGCCCTCTCATACACATTTTATAAACTTTTCTCACTTTAATCATACAATTATACCTCTATATATCAAATCTCTTTGTATATTCGCTCTGATGAGGTCGTTTTCACTTGACAAATCAATTTACACATAAAAAAAAGAGGGTAGACAAAAATCTACCCTCAGTGTAGTAAAAAACGTTACAAAATGATTTAATCAATACTATAAATTTTTTCCAACATTCCTACAAACCAAAGCAATAATTTTATTTTATTACTTCAGCAACTTTCTTAGTACATACCATCACTAAAAGTGATTACTCAACTTTACTCAACTTTACTCAACTTTTACTTTTCTTTATTATAATTGATTGTACTTATGCCTAATATAGTACCTAAAAATGTATCCACAGCAGCCATACAATACACAACTAAATCAATATGCTCGTATCCTAATTTGCCGCCAATCCCACCTACAAGGGTAGTCAACGCAGGCAAAAATATAATAGCAATCCATTTAAGCACATCATACGTTTCATTTTTTAATTTCATCTATTTCCTCCTTAAAAATTTTGATCTATCTTTCAAAAACTCATCGACCTTATCAGCACTTACTAAATAATCACAATACCCAGTAATGCCGAAGTTTTCGCCATCAATCTTACCAGTTTTATCGCCAATCCCGATAATCGTGTCCTTGCTACGTTTCATCTTTCCGAAATCCATGTTTAGCTCAGCAGGAACTAATACTGCTCTGTGTTGTTTAGCAATTCTCACAGCTTTATCATAATCCCTGTCCTCATAAGTAACTACAGTCTGTTTAATCTCGTCTAACAATTTTTCTTCTTCCATTTTTGATAATCCTTTCACTTCCACTTTCGGTTTTTTATAACCATTAAGTCCTAACTTTTTCATCAGTCCTGGATAATCAACAAAACACCAGTTTGTATCAACTCCACCCTCTCCAGTTGATGGAATGCCTTTCCATTGACCTTTGTTTGTGTATTGATGCATTCCGTATTTGCCGTTGTAATTTACATTCTTATTCCAGTGAGCTATCCAAATGTCGTATTTCTTGATACGTTCCCAGTATAAGCGACTATCAAAAAATGCCTTGTTACTATAAATACCTACATAATATCCAGCACGCTCAACCTCTGAACAATATCTAACAGTGTAATTCGTTAATTGTGAGTTTGTGTATCTTCGTCCACTCAAACTAAAATCCTCAATGTCGAAGTATACAGGATATTCCAGTCGCTTACCCTTTAGTGCCTTTAGTGTCATATCAATTTCGGAACTAATGTTCAAATAACTTGCAACATACACTCCAACTCCAATTCCAGCCTTTTTACATTCTCTGTAGTTGTACTCAAATGTTTTATCGATATATCCACCATTGTAACCACTGCCAAGTCTTAGTATTGCAAATTGCACTCCGTCAGCCTTAGCTTTCTTCCAATCTGGATATCCGTTATACTTCGATACATCTACACCTACTAGCTTAGTCATATCTTTTGCCACCTCCTAATATTATTTGTTTCATTTCACCTAATATTTTCAACATCTCTTCTTGATTTTTCAACAACTCGTCGTGATCTCTTTGTAGATCCATCGCATTAGTGTTATGATGTTCCAGCTTTTCTTTTAAATCGAGCAGTTGTTTTTTCAAGTCAACTGTTTCATCATAGTGACGATTTGTCACTTCTGTATTTTTGTCTATTGCTTTGTTAAAATTTACCCAAGCGTTTAAAAAAAGAGGTGCGTACTTGAAGACAAATACGCACACTCCTACCGCAAAAGCCAAAGTAAACCCCGTGTCAAGCAATTTCAAAAATTGCTCCATCTACTCCTCCTCAGTTGCTAATTCTTCAAGTCCCATTGCTATCAATACTTCTTTAACTTGCTTTTTAATACACTCTGGAACACTCTTATATGTTCTCAATCCTCGTATTATTAGTGTCGCGTATACTACTGCCATTATGCTGTCACCTCCTTTGTCGAATCTAACTTTGATTGTATATTTAAAAGCATTTCGTACATCTCAGCTTGTGCTAATAATGACTGATTTTCAATTTGCAATCTTCTTTCTTCTTCAAGTTCATCATCAGTTTTAGTACTATCTACGAGAGCGATAATGTCTTTTAAAGTTTTATTGTCCGTGGTTTCAAATTCTACTTCAATACCGTCGTCTCTAATTCCTGACACCTTGTATCCATTTTGAGATAGTGAAATTCTATTTATTTGTATCATCGTCATCACCTATTTTTTCTTTTAATTCTTTGTTTTCATTTTCAAGCTCGACTATCTTTGATATAAGATTAATTCTTTCTTCTGTAAGTCTGTGAATTTCTGATTTGCATACTTCTAATAAGATATTTTCCATATTAACTCCTTTTAATTTAATGTTGCACCTAGTTTATTATCTCTCAAGGCTCTTAATTCAGTCCCTTCTATATATATTCCGTCTGTAACTGTACCATCTGATGTTATTCTCCCAATTGCAATGTATGAATTTGTGAGTTGTACTCCATACCCATTTCCAAAGAAAATCGGATAATTTGCGTTCCATCTGATTTCGTTATTTACAAAAACAGAGCCTTCTGTGTATACTCTTCCATTGCTCATGAACTTTAACCCACCAGTTGCTACTACTCCAACTTGACTCATTTTCCCGAAAGCTACATAATCATCTCTTCCTGCTCTTTCAATTCCTACACCATTCCCAAAATATAAGTCCTTTTGTACCCAGACATGGTCTTGGTGGAAAACTTTATCCGTAAAGTAGTTTCTTTCTGTATGCAGTTCTCTCATCATGTATTTGATACCACCAACCGGGTCATATTGATGCTTACGTATAGTTGCATTTCCCGATGAGTCAACAAATGAAGGATCCACATTGTTGTATGCATCAAATAATATATAAGGGTGATAATTTGACGACCCTTCGTAACTTATAGTCGTGTGATAATCCATACCGTGTGAAATTGACAAGTGATAAGGATAAGCTTCATCACTCCAAGCACGACCTCCAAAATATCCTATTTCGTTGTTATATGTGTTATCTTCATAAGCCTTTAAGCTGTCATTTTTCATCCACAAAGCGGTATTACCACTGTAGTACTTTGTCCTCAATTCTCCAGTTATCGACACATTACCACTAAAATCTATTTGACTCGCTTTAATTGTGATGTTATCAACTGTCTGTTTAATCAAACTTTGTACTTCCGTTTTTCCTAATTTTGATGAAACAGTTAATGTTATCGAATCTGTTGTTTGCTTTATACTTGATATTCTTGAACGTAGATCAGTATAATTCTGATCAGTTAATGCTTTTTGAAACGAGGCATCTGCTTTAAGTTTTGAAATCGACCCTTGAACACTAGATACTGTTGATGCTATCCCGTTTGCAGTTTGTTTTACTTGAGAGTACTTCGTTGCCAAATCACTTGTTCTTTTGTCTATATTAGATACTCTTTGTGTTATTGAGTTTGCTGTTTGAGTGACGTTTGATATTTGTTGCTGTATCTGTTGATTATTTGCGTTATATGATGTTATTGATACTTTATCTGTTAATGCTTTTTCAGTTTGTTCTTTATATGCTTCAAAGGTACGTTTTACAGTTTGAGTTTCGGATATTAAATCCTCTGGAGCTGGTGTCCAGTCAGTGCCAGCTGTACCCTTTTCAAGCTTGATTCTATCAATTGTAGAAGTAACACCAGTTACATTCATGTACAAAGCGTAAACCCATAGTTGGGTGTCATTTGCTTTAAATATACTACCATCAGATAATTTTACTAAATTAGCCCACTTAAAAGTTCTTCGATAAACTCCATCTTTAATATTATCCATGTAACCTAAATTTATAGAACCATTTGAGTTATAAATACCAAATAGAGTTTTACCTTTTCCAAGACTTCCCCAAATAGTACAAGTATAAGTTTCTCCGACAACAGGTTTTTCTGATAAATCATATTTTGCGATAAGGTAGTTCGTATTGGATATTTTTTCCCCAGATTTAAGCAAATAATTTCTAGCACCAATCTCGCCCTCAAATTCTCCTTTGATTTTAGACCAAGAATATTTTTTGTAATCAGTACTATCTGCTTTTTCAAAATCTGTATACTGACCGATATAATCTCTATTACTGTCATTTACGTTAAAATCTTTGCTACCATCAGCCGAATTTGAATAAGCTATGTGTAAATATGGAGTTTTACCGTCTGCACCAGCTTTGCCAGCTATCCCATTCTTTCCGTCTAATCCTTTAATTTTAGACCATTTATATGATTTATAATCTTCTGAATCGGTTTTATTACTATCTACGTAAATACCGATATATTCTCTATTAGGGTTATTTGCACTAAAATCTTTACTTCCATCAGCTGAATTTGAATAAGCTATGTGAGTGAAACTACTTACGCCATCTTTTCCTTGAAGTCCATTTCTACCGTCTTTACCTTGAAGCCCTCTAAGTCCTCGTTCTCCTTTCACAAGTACCCAAGCGTACTTCTTATAGTCGGTTGAATCTTCTTTTACATAGTCTGTATAAGTTCCAATATAAGCTTTACCATCTGATTTAGATGTAGAAAAATCTATCATAGCTTCCTTCGCCGTTATCTTTACGTTTTTCATTACAGGAACATTTCCAGTTCCATAATTCCCGTAAGCTGCGATACAAGTGTTTGCTTGGGGATTTGTTTTTTCTAAAGAAAATGTTATATTGTCAATTATGCAATGTTGATATTCAGTAGTTACAGTATAGCTGCCCCTAAATCCGTTATATTTAGTTCCAGAACCCATGTGTGGATAAACATTAATGATGTTTCTTTTAGTTACATCTTTTGACTTTATATCAAATTCAATCTTGTATTTTCTATTAAGTCCATATTTATCAATAAATTCTGTAATATCTGGTCCTAGAACGAATTCGTTAGTGTTATAAAATCCATACTCTTTTGATGTCCATTCTTGAGTTGTTTCTTCTAATTTATTCGCCCAAGCTGTATGAAAATATGGTGTTTTACCGTCTGCTCCGTCACGACCTTTTAGTGCATTCTGAATTTCTTTGTCAGATAAAATCTCCGTCTTAGAAACCTTTGACGATATGCTGTCTTTGAGTATCTGCACACTTGTTTGCGTTTGAGTAATAACGTCATTTGCTTTTTTGATGTCTTCGTTGTTTTTATCAATATTTTGATTCATATTCTTAACAACACTATTATTCGTTAAGTCTATATCGACGTCTTTCATGTGAAGTGTTGAGCCATCCCAATAAAAGCTATAGTCACTTATTGAATTACCTATCAAAAATGTCCCATCTTCTAAGTTCCAACGAACTTTGCCGCCTTGAAGTATTCCTGCAGTAATATAGTCTGCAATTATACCCTCACCATTTAACCACGTAGACCAATTCAAAGTTCCATCAGCATTTCTTTTATTGGCTATCGCCATTTCCCCCCCATTCATCCAAATTCCAGATGTTGGATTTTGGTCTATAGGCTTATTAAAAGCGTAAAACCCTGGTGGTAATCCATACTCATTACCTTTTTTTAAAAAGTAATTGTAAGAATCGTGATCATACATTCCATCTTTAAGTTGTTTTCTTAAATCGTCAAGAAAAGATGTGTCTTTAATACTATCTTTAACTTTATTAGTTTCAACATTTATGTTATTTATCTGAGTTTCTAAATCGCTTATCTGTTTACTTATTTTATTTGTTGATTTTTGTGGGTTTTTTAAGTCCAAATTATCGCCTAGAACCAATTCTGATAACCCATATTCTATTAGATTTCTTTTTATTTCTATGACTCTTGTACGATAATAAATCCCCAAATCCGACCTAATAATTACAATGGAGTCTCCTATGTCCAACTCTCCTAAATCTTCAATTTTAGCTGAAAATTGAACTTTAGGTCTTGCAAGATTTACCAAATCTTCATAAGCAGTCTTTATAAGTTCGTTTTCATCATCGATATCATAATTTTTAAACATAGTCCTAGGACTTCCATCACTGAAGCCATATATTTGTGATAATTCTTTTAATTCAAGAGTGTCTTCTCCTATCTTTTTATCCACATAATTACCATTCAATTTACTCCATGCTACCTTTGTGATATCTAATTTTTGCTTTTCTTTTTTGGCTTTTCTCTCTTCTTCTGATTGTTCTATCTCTTTTCCGTGTGGAATTATCGCTGTATACAGATTATTTGAATCAACCTCTTTAACTACAGATAAAGCATTGTGTCCATACGCATACCTTTTATGCGTATTCCTGCCTCTATTCTCAAAAACATCAATAAATCTCCCTATAATTTTGTTGTTTGCAAATTTCAATCTATACCTTAATTCTATAGAATATTTGTTTATCAAAGTTGTAATTAAGTTTGAAACATTCGTGTTTTCAGCCGATAGATTGACGCTTTTATTTACGTTACACTCTCCAAGTTTCCATCTTGACTCTTTTAATATTTCCATAAAAGCAGCCGACATATTTAATCCGTTAAAGCTAACTTTTCTGATTATATCCCTTGAACTTAATTCATCAAATACCACATGTTGAGCTGATATTTTTGCCCCAACATTTCCGTCTCCTAGACTTATACTCTTTATCCTATAAAGTTGAAAAGAATCATCGTTAACCGCATCCACATGTCCTACATACGTGGACGCTTCTAAAAGCTCAGAATATCCATCTATAACAGAAGCTTCCAAAACAATTACCCCTCGCAAAGGCTCTGTTTGAATGACCGAAAGCGATGATTCATTATCTATATAACCAAGCAACTTTTCTTGATTATCAAAAAAATATAGCATCACAGCCCCCTTTCTTTGTATTTAATACTACAAGAGCTAGCACCAGTGACCGATAATCTATCCCCGTCTAATATTTCAAAGTCCTCTAAGTCACTAAATATATCTACATCGCTCATTCTATTTCTGTTAGTAGAATCCTTGACTGTGTTTTGTATACAATTTATGATAACTTTATCAGAATACTTATTAAGTATTTTAATTTTATTAGCACTTGTTGAGTTTGCAATCTCTACATAACCGCTAGAACTATTCGGTAATAATGTAATTTCTTCAAGCAAAACCTTATATTTACTATTACAAGTAAACGTAGTTGAATTAGTAAAACTCTTATTAAAACTCTTAAAAGTATATTTGTAAGGATCTATACATTCGAACGTCAATTTCCCAATTATATCTAATTTTTCTGATTTAACTTCTTCAAAACCTGTAAAAGTACCTTCATAATAATAATTTGAATCGTCTGAAAAAGATAGTTTTGATTGTTCTTGATTTATATAAAATTGTAATTTACTATAATTTTCTATCATTTCAGACTCCGTTTTACTAATAAGTCTATACTGAACTGTTAATTGCCTTTGACCTAAAGTTGACCCAATAAAAGCATTTTTAATGCTTGTGGAATATTTATTTTTACCGTATCTAGACTTTCCTCCGCTTGTAGTAGTAGAATAATTTTTCGTAGCTATATCTCGTGCGACTAATTCTCTGCCATACACATTTAAAGTGTAAAAAAAAGGAAGTTTATCATCAATGCATTCTCCATTAATGCTAAATTTCAATAGATCTGGATAATATAATCTTTCAGTTTTATCTAAATCATTATATCTATATCGCATTAAAATCCCCCATCGTACAATTCAATTACTTGATTTTGTCTTTGTGTTATATCGTCCACAAACGCCTTAAACGTCTTGTCAAACATCTTGAATGTAATCTCTACTGGCTGTTTTGCTGTTGTGTCATTTTTTAATGTATGCGTAAAATTAGCATTACCTGAGACATCGCCAAAACTACTGTTGAATTCACTAGACGACTTATTAAAAGTACTAATCATATCGCCTGCCATACTTTCTACTGCTTTGAGTGGCTTTTTGCTTGTGTTTTCAATACCTATCGCTGCTCCTAGCATCGTATTAATACCTATGTCCTTAAAAACTCTTGATGGTGAGTGAATACCCAACAGTCTTTTAGCCCCATTGATTGCATTACTTACAGCACCAGTAACAGCCGATATTAACCTATGAGCCGCATTTCTAACGCCGTTTACAAAACCACTAATCAAGTTAGAACCAACAGACGCTGCACTTGAAATAAATCTTCTCGCACTATTTACAGCATTTTGGAACGCTTGACCTACAGTTCTTGGAAGTTGTGTAATCCTCGTTTTTACTGTACTCAACATATTTGATATAGCATTTATTACATTGCTTTTCATTTCGTTAAATTTGTTTACAGCCGATGTCTTTGCATTTTGCACCGCATTTACAATAGTAGTTTTTATATTATTAAAAATATTTGATGCAGCCGCTTTAATGCTATTCCAAATCTGCGACACATGACTTTTAAAAGTTTCCCATAACTGTTTGCCGATTTTTACGGCTATTTCAATGTGATTTTTTATTACTTGCTTTATACCATCCCAAATTTGAGATGCAGCTTGCTTTATTTTCTCCCAAATTTGCTTAAGAGAATTTTTAGCACCTTCCCAGTCTCCAGTTAGTGTTTGTAAAAGAATCAGTATAGGTGTAATTATTACTATCTTTATCATTTCCCATACGCCTTTTGCGATGCTTTTTATTCCATCCCAAATTCCTTGTAGATTATCCTTAACAGAATTCCACATATTCATGATCCATTCCTTGAATCCGTTCCAGACTTCTTTTACGCTATCCCAAATATTAGTAGCACCTGACTTTATAGATTCCCACAAATTTGAGAAAAACTCTTTCATTGTTTCCCAAGCGTTTTTTACCCAATCAGTAAACGCCTGCCATTTTTCTTTTACAGTCTCCCATAAATTCGATGCAGTTTCCTTGATAGCTTGCCAAGTCGCCGAGAAAAACTCTTTTATGGCGTTCCAGATATTTATTACAGCATTTCTAAAATCTTCGTTAGTATTCCATAAATACACAATTACACCGATAACCGCCGCAATTGCAACAACAACTAATCCTACAGGCGAGGTTAAAAATCCGAACGCCTCACCTAAAATTTTAAGTCCACCTTTTAAATTCTCGACAAATTCAAAGATATCCGTCAAATGCTTTAAGAATCCTCCAAGTGCAAACACTACAGGACCAATCGCAGCCGCGAATATACCGATTTTCACAATCATATCTTGTGTTGCTGGGTCTAGTTGATTAAACCAGTCTACCCATTCTTTTATTTTTTGAACAACGTCACGAATAAAAGGTCTCAACCTTTCCCCAATCGCAATCGCCGCTCCTTCAACTGCCGATTTTAAAAGAACTAAGTCTCCATGTAAATTGTCATTCATAATCTTTGCCATCTCATCAGCAGACCCACTTGAATTTTGTATAGCTGTAGTTAGTTTGTTGTAGTCTTCTTCACTTGCATTGATAATTCCAAGCATTCCACTCATCGCACGTTGCCCGAATATCATACTTGCGATTTCTGCTTGTTGTGAGCCGTCTAATCCTTGGAAACTATCTCTTAAAATATCAATTGTTTCGTGTAATGATTTTCCTCTAAAATCATCAGCACTCAATCCGATTAGTTCAAGTCCTTTGTTTACTTCTTTTGTTGGCTTCACTAACCTTGTGAACGCAGACCTTAATGCTGTACCAGCTTGTGAGCCTTTAATTCCTGCATTTGCCATCAATCCAACTGCGACCGCAGTGTCTTCGATTGAATATCCTAACGCTCCCGCAACTGGAGCAGCGTATTTGAATGTTTCACCCATCAATCCAACATTGGTGTTTGAGTTAGTCGCAGCTGCCGCCAAAACATCACTAAATCTCGCCGCGTCCGTAGCTTTCATTCCAAACGCCGTTAGTGAATCCGTTACGATATCCGATACTGTGCCTAAGTTTTCACCACTCGCAGCCGCAAGGTTCATAATTGGTGGAAGTCCTGCAATCATTTGGTCAGTCTTCCAACCTGCCATACCCATATATTTTAGTGCTTCCGCAGAATCTATCGCCGTAAATTTTGTAGTTGCTCCCATTTTTTTTGCTATATCTTCAAGCTTTTTAAAATCTCCACCAGTCGCACCTGATATCGCCTTAACTTTACTCATAGCTGCTTCAAATTCTGATGCAGTTTTAACACTTTTAATGCCGATTCCCACAAGTGGAGCAGTAACTCCAAACGTCAATGCTTTTCCGACACTTTGCATCGATGCTCCCATAACCTGACTATTCATAGTCGTTAAATCTTTTAATTTATTTGTTTCTCCGTAAACTTGTTTCAGTGCGTTTTGATACTTTGATATGTTTGCAGATATAACCGCAACAACGCTAAAACTATCCATCTTCCACCTCCTTATCTGTTATTTAATTCTGCGATTTTAGACAATGCCTTTCTGTTAAATCTTTCTGTCTTATCGCTTTTATTGCCTTTTAAATCTTCCAATGTCTGTTCATAATCGAATAAATCTTTAAATTCAGTAACCACGTATCTTCCATTCTTTCTTGTTAAGTTTACTTGTCGATTTTGCCAAGCCGCGAACGATTCAAGGTACATACAATCCACAATGTTTTTTCTATGAGCCTCAACTAAAACTTCCAGTTCCCTTGGTCTTGTGTCTTCAATCTCCCTGATACTCATAGATGGATACATTCTTTTAATCTCGATTATTATTTCTTTGTACGTTTTTTGTTCGCTTGTTCTTCCGTGACGTTTTCTATTCTCTTCGTCAAGTCCGACACCGCCTTTCGCGTAAGAGGTTGCTTTTTTAACTCATCAATTAATTCCTCGCATAACTCGTCTAATTTGTCGTCCTCTGCGACTTTTACGATGTAGTCTTCTATTACATCGTCTTTTACGTTTTTGTTGATTAAACAAGCTTTTATGGCGTTAAAAATACCGACAACATTTTTCATCGCTATTTGTTGATACACCATACCAACACCAAATCCAAACTTAACTCCACTTGCTTCTACATAATACTCACGATCCAAATAATCTATTCCTGCGATGCTAAAATACAAGCTATAATCTCTACCATTTAACGTAATTACCATTAATTTCTCCTTTTACTTTAAAAAAATAAGGATAAGCATCATTGCTTATCCTGTTATTCTGCCTTTTTTGTTGTGTCTTCAAATGCGTATGCAACTGCCTCTAATTGCTCATTAGTGAATGTTGCTTCGCCTTTTTGTCTTGTGAAATCAGTCTTAAAAGTTCCGCTAATTTCCAATAAATCCTCATTGCCGCTTTTCGCTGTGATTTCTGTTAGTGTACCTTGACGATAAACTGCAGGATATTTTTGTTTCTTCTTGAAACTTCCATCTTCATCTGTCAAATTTAATTCCCACAACTCCATTTTTTCGCCTGTTTGCATAGCTTCTTCCAAATAATCGTATATAGAATCTTTGCTATCGACAAAAGTTGTGAAAGATATTTCTTCTTCTGTTGATGAAGATGTATTTATTGTTGCGAATTTTGTTTTTGAACTGTCGCTATCAGCTGACAATTTAACTTCGTGCTCTGTTTCATATATCATCAATTTTGCGTTTTCTTCTTTTTGTTTTGATAATTTTCTCCACAATAAAACGACGTCTTTACCTTTTACTGCTCCCATTTATTCCTCCTATAAAAAGCTAAAATCTAATTCTAATATTCCGTGTAGCAACATCTTATATGTTGTGTTATCTCCAGTTATTTGAATATTAGAATCATTTAAAGAAAATCTATATCCGTTTTCTTTTTTTGTCTCTTTGATACGTTGCAAACACTTATTTATCAACTCCAAGAAACTCCCTCTTTTGGTATATTCATCACTATAAAAGTGAATTCTCATCGTTACTGTCGCTCCGTATCCCCATTTTGTCCTTATATCATTTGAAAAACACTCGCCAACATAAACAATAGGATACTCAACTCCCAAACCTGGAAGATACTCGTATATATATTTTTCGTCTACAACCTCAGCTAATGTTTTTCGTGTAAATTTGATTATGTCATTAATTGGTGATTTCATTTTTTAAATAACTTGTTTGTTCTTTCAACGAATTCCTTACTCGCCTTATCATACGCAGGTCTCACATACGGCTGTGCGTCCATCTTCCTAGTTCCGTATTCCACATAACTTGCATAATTTGCCGTAGGCTCTATTTTTGCCGTTAATCCAAGGTCTTTGATTGTGATAAATATACTCAACTTTAAAAACGACGTATCAACTGGAACTCGTCTTAATTCTTCAACGTGACAAATTGAGCCGCAATGTTTTACAATTTTTGTCATTTCAGTTTGTGCCAATTTTGGTGCTTTTTTAAAGTAATTCATCAACTCATTTAAGCCTTTAAATTCAATATTAGCCATTATTTACACTCCCATAAATTACAACATCATCTCTATATGTTTGGATAGATTTTATTTTGTACAACTTGTTTTTATACTTAACGAAATTGAAATCAAAATCGATGCCGTTTTTCATACGAAATACTTTTGTGTCCGTTTCTATATCTCCAAATAAAAGCTTCTTATTCTCAGCCGATACACCACTAACACACGCCATCTTTTCTACCACCTCAACATATTTGTTTATCGTGTCGCCTGTGTCGTAATCGTACTCAGTCTTTGATTTTATAAGCTTAATAGATTTGTCATACCTCATAGAAATCTCACAACCTTATCGCTATAATATCCATCTTCATCGTCTTCCTTTAAAAATCTGTCAATATCGTCTAGATATTCATCAAAATCCCTAGCGAGATAAGTTGCAGAGTGACCGTCTATAGATTCACTCTGCATACCTTCACTACCAATTCTATTAAATCTTTTGATACTAACCTCGATTACAATATAGTTCAATTTTTTTGGTATTTCTTGATACTTTTTAGGTAGATAGCTTTTTAATCTTTCTTCCACCAATTCAACTATATTTTTGATTAACTCTTTTTGAGTGTCTGTAATATTTTTGTCAGGAAAAACTAAAGAACAAACTCTTTCTACATTTTCCATTTTATTTCACTACGCAGCAGGGTTTACTGCAGGTGTTTTTGGGGCTTCAATTGTTACTTTAATTACTCCGTCTAGTCTTTCAGCAAATAATTCGATTGCAGATAATGTTACTGTTTCTGCTGTTAATCTTTGAATATTTACATCTTTTGTTACGCCGATTACTCCAGTCGAATCTGTCACAAAATCAAATGCCTTGTTAATTTCTCCACCTGCAACTTCTGCATATGCTAAACATAAGTTGTTAGATGCTGTTGCGTATAATGTGCCTTTCTTAACTGATGTTGTGATAATTGCTATATCAGCTCCCAAGAAATTTTCAACATAGTTAAGTCCGAATTCTTTTTGAATTGTAATGTTAGCAGAAGATAAATAATCTGCACAATCTAATGGATTAACAAACACAATAGTGTTTACTCCATCATCTTCAAATATTGTTTGTACTGAGCCCCAACCTTGAGCTATTGCTCCTTGTAATCCTGTTCCTTTTGATTTTCCTTTTGCTGTATCTAATTGAGTAAAGAATCTTGTTCTGATATCTTTTTGTAATTCTTTAATCAACTCAGCATCTGTCATACTAACAGCTCTTTCAAATCCAAATTTTTGGATATCTTCTGCAGATACAGCTTTTCTGTGTTTACTAAAAGCAAGCTCGATTGGGTCTGCTTCTTCCAATTCAACCTTTGACAATGGAATTAAGTCTCCTTTGTCAACATTGCCGTCTTGTAATGTTACCTTTGACTTATATGTTTTAATTACCGAACCTACTGGCATTGGTAACTTTCTTTCGATGCCTAACATTTGTTGTAATGTTGTCATCTTTTTTCCAAATACTTCTGCAAAATCGATAGATTGTGCTTTTACTAATGTTTCAGTTAAATTTTCTAGTTTTGCCATTTTACAATACTCCTTATCTAAATAGTTCCATATTCTCAGCAATTAGTTTTCTACGTTCAACTGGGTCTTTTACATCAAATATATCTTTCTTGCTTAAAGTCTTATTATTTGACATTCTCTTTGGTGGAGTTGATTTCAGTCTTTCGTTGACCTCTTTATCCACCGCTGCGTTAAAACTTTCAATAAAAGCGTTGATGTTTTCTTTTGTTTTGTCTGCGTCATCTGTAATTATTGACGAAATTAAATCATCTGAGATACTGACGTTATTCTCTTGCAGCATCTTTCTTGACACACTTATCATTTCGCTTTTTGTCTTTTCGCTTCTTAGCTTTTGTAGTTCTTCTTCTAATTGCTTTCTTTCATATTCTGCTTTTTCAGCTTCGTCCATCTGTGCAAGTTTTTGTGCTTCTGAAATTTTCTTTTCTTGTTCAGTCTTCCATTTTTTAAACTTGCTGTTAATAATTTGATTCACGTCTTCGTCTGTGTATTTCTTTTCTGACTGCTCTTTTTTTAAATCTTCAGCTTTTTTCATTTCTTTTTCAGTCGATTCATCTACACTTTGTTCAGTTTCATCAATTATTTCTTTGTTATCTTCCATTTTTCCCTCCATAATTTAAAGTTATAATGCTTAACTATTATTTCCCTAGTTTTAACGTCTGCAAGGCTTCGACAAAAAAAAACACCGTGTATTTCTACACAATGTTATTTCCATTTAAATATTTTTTATTCTTCATCGTCCATATTGTAATACGCCGCAATTGAGCATCTGCAAAATGGGTGTAACGGCGGCATTTCATCGCCAATACTTGAATTCGTTATATCAAAAACCTGATTATCAAAAGGTGCACATATATGGCACGCGCCAGGCTCTGCAATCCAAATACATTTTTCATACCCACTTTTTTTCATCAAGTTCAATCCTGTGTTTATATGCACTCTTGCAGACTCTGTAACGGCTAACCTAAAGGCATTGTAAAATGCGTTCTCTTTGCCTGTATCAGCAATTTCATCTTTTAGATTTTCTTCAAGTTTTCTCGCCCACGTTCTAGGATTATCTCCCAGTAACATTGAATTGTGGATTCCCGATTGCAAATTGTTTCGCATCTTATATCCGTTCGCCCAAATTCTGTCGCTAAAGTTAGCCGATTTGAAATCTCCATTAATAATTGCGTCTGAGTTTCTGATAAAATCTTCATAAAATTCAGGGTCTATTCCTAATATTCCTGCTTGTCTTTTTGTTTCTTCTATCAGGTCATCTTTCAGTCTTCCATACAACATATCAGTTTCTTTTCCTGATAATCTCATTTGCTCAATCATTATTTCGTATTTCATCAGTTCTAATCGTGACATTCTCATCTTCAAGTTGTACAATTTTAATTCATCATTAGCAACTTTTGAAAAATCCTTATTTTTAACGTATTTTTTAACTCGATTGATAAACTTTTCTATATCAGTTTTGTCTGCTAATTTCATAGCCTCATTTATTGTTATGCCCTCTGATTTTGCATATCTGATATATAGTCTTTCCAATCTTCTTTGTATCTCGTCTTGCGTTGAGTTATATAGCTTTTGTAATTCTGCACGATACTTTTTATCATCTGTAATTTTATTTTTAATATGTTCAAGTTCACGTTTTCTAATATAATCTTTATGTTGTTTTAAATATTTTTCTCTACTATTCATCTTCATTTCTCATATCGTCATACGTGATTACTGGCTGCGATTCTTCTTTCATCTTTTCAAGTTCAGCCTTGACATCTGGAATAATCGACAAGTTATTCAACATAGTCTCCTCGCTAACTAAATTCTTCAAATTCAATCCGATTTGACTTTCTTCCAAAATATTCGACGGCACGTTTCTTGTAAATTTGAATTCTATATCTTTCAAGTCGTCTTCTTTGATTTTGCTGTTTGCTACATAGCTCATTATTCTATATCGTGTATATAGTGATTTTTGGAATTTACGCTCTTTTGTAATAGCTAAATTGCTCATAGATAGAAGCTTATATTTCAACGCAATTCCTGAGCTTGTACCGAAGTTTTCGTCGTTTATGTTTGCCACCATCGACAATGCAAATATTTGCTTTTCTAATCTGTTGATTAAGTTCTCTTGTGTTTCGTCTGCATTCGGTTTGTTCATAAATTCAACTATTAGCTTGTCAGTATTAGCTCCTGCAAGGTTAATGATTCTATTTGACTTAATCATTCTTAAATCCTCATCTTTCAACTTTGCACCTAATATCTTCAAATAAGCATCAGCGAAATAATCTACATCATTAGCCTTTTCACTCATCGCTTTATTGTATGCATTAATCAACGACTCAACATTTTCAAACGCTCCTTGTCTTTCTTCGTTTTCGATGTACTCAATAATTGGCACAACGTGAAATTGATTAGCTTCTTCTTCCGTGAATATCAGCTCTCCATCTTCGTTGGTTTCAAAATATCTGATGTAGTTTTCATCTGATATTGAGCCACTTATCTTTTCGTCTTTTATCTGATATCTAACGCCAAACATCACATCTTCCGTGATTGAATTATCTCGAATAACAAAACATTGACGTGGGTCTACAGCCGTTGAATTGACCATCGCATTATTGTCCAGGAACAACAATTCAAACGCGTGTCCATAAATACTGCACATCTTCGATATCTCAGCGTTAACATCATCAATCGAATTGTACGCTCTAAACATATTGATATTATCACTCACGATGTCATTTGTATGCGTAACCTTTACTGGAATACCAATAAAAAAGCCGTTGAATGTATCAACAATGTATTTCGCATAATTGAATATAAGTCTGTTGTCAGGCTTAAATTCTGTTTTGCTATCCTGATATAAAATATCGTGTAAGCCAATATACATATCGTGTAGTTTTTGATACCTCACGCATAAACTCTTATGTTTGTTTATAAATTCAAATAAAAGTTCTGCATCTATTTCTTTTTCTTTATCTAAATAAAAAGTTTTATCTAAATATTCAACCATCTTAAATTCCTTCCTCGAATAAATTTACACTCAAATTATCCACTTCGTGACTGTATAACGCATATCTCAACGCGTCTAACACGTCATCATATAGCTTTATCGTGTCTCCTGTATCCTTATTCCAAATATAGCTATATATTTCTTCTCTAAACCTCTTAGCACTACTGCAAATATATAAATTATCAGTCTTGAATTGTTTTGCTACAAACTCAATACCTGCCATTCTTTCTTTGCTTGCATTTTTTGCATCTAAACCACAATTTATAAATCTATAAATATACTCAGGTCTTGCTGTATCGCAATAAAAAGGAATATCTCCGTATCTTTTATATATATCTTTTGCGATATTTTCCCAATAATCTATTTCTTTTAAGGTCTCAGCATATTCTTCAAGCATGTAATACTTACCATCATACCCTTTACCTATTACCACAATCGCTCCATAATGTTCGTAGCCCCAATCTACACCGCAAAAGGTACTTTGATATGTCTTTTCTGTTTTTGGCTCGAAATAGTGCTTATTTTTGTCGAAATCAGCATACACAACTCCATCACCGCTAACCCAATCACCATCAATGTCTCTTTCGTAAAACATTCCAGACGGAGTTGAAGCTTTTATATTTTTGATATATCTATCAGATAAAAAAGTGTTGTCGTCTAGTCTGAATTTATGTTCAATAATGTTGTCATCTGGATTGAGTATATAATCTTTCAGCAGCCAATGCTCGGGATTATCTGGATTGGTGTCTACTAATACTCTTGCTCCGTCTCCTGAACAACGTGATATGATTTCAGCAAATACTTCCTTACGTGCTAACGATGCTTCGTTTATGTATGCACCGAAAGAGGTCATACCACGAATACCGCCAAGCCCTGCAATAGTTCCTGTAAAAGCTTGTACAATTTTAACTCCGAACAATTTAAATGATCCGTGTCTGTCGAACTTGAAATCAATACCGTATTTGTTTGTCAACTCACTCAATACGTTGTTTTGTATTGTTTTTGAACTAACTCCCGCCAAGATGTACATCGGTTCATCAATACCTTTTTTCGCAGCAATCTTTTTTACTCTCCTAAGTTCCATCAAAAACAAATCATTGTTCACAACGGTTTTGCCGCTCCTCTTAGCTCCGTGATTAATCAAGATAAACCAGTCTTTTTTATGGGTATCCCTAAGCACATCTATCTGCTTAGCCGTGTACAACTTCGACAACTTACCCATCTATCTCGCCCTCTACAATATCAAACAACCTATCCAGCCTATCCTCTCTATTGTCAGTACTATTTAATGCATTTATCTTTGATTTTATAAGCTCAATATTTGCCTTTTGCTGTGTTTTGTCAAGCTCATCCTTTGAACCACCCAA